CCACAGCCGCCGGCTAAAGCTGATCCTAAAGCAGAAGCTTGGGCGGCAGGGCATGATTGGTTTGGACAGGATGAGGTTATGACATATGCCGCTTTTGGAGTTCATAGGCGGCTAATAGAGGATGAGGGGTTTGATCCTCAATCCGATGAGTACTATGCTGAACTTGATAAAAGAATGATTGCTGAGTTTCCACATAAACTTGGTAAGAAATCTTCGTCGAACGGGGGAAGCAAGAAGGTTGCGTCAGCCGAAGCTTCCGCATCCCGCAATAGAAGTGGACGAAAAACTGTGCGGTTAACGCCCTCGCAGGTTGCGATTGCAAAGAGGCTTAATGTGCCGCTTGAAGAATACGCAAAATATGTGAGGGATTGATCATGGATACAGAGAACGCAGCTCTCCCAAAGTCTACGAGAACGCCTCGGAGTAACAGCACACGCGCAAAGCAAGCGCGCAGGGAACCTTGGAAGCCCCCGTCCATGTTGGACGCACCGCCTGCACCTGAAGGTTATCGACATAGGTGGATTCGGGCAGAAGTTATGGGTTTTGACGACCGCAAGAATGTAGCGGCTCGCAGCCGTGAAGGCTGGGAACTGGTACGCGGTGAAGATCACCCAGACTTTGAGATACCGACCATCGAAGACGGCAAACATGCCGGCGTTATTGGGGTAGGAGGATTATTGCTTGCCAAGATTCCAGTTGAGATTGTTGAGGAGCGCAGAGAATATTTTCAGAGCATGACTCGCAATCAAATGACGGCTGTTGATAACGATTTAGCTCGTGAGCAACATCCGGCGATGCCGATTAGTAAACCTGATCGGCACTCTCGTGTAACTTTTGGAGGTCCTCAAAAAGAAGAGGACTAGGAGCAATATAGATGGCAAATAGCAATGGAAGCTTTGGACTTCGCCCTTTGAGCAAACAGGGCGCAGCCTCTAATTCCACTGGTATGACCCAATACTCAGCGTATGAAATTGCAAACGGCAATACCAATAAGCTGTATCATGGCGAACCCGTGATTCCGCTTTCTACCGGCTATATCGACGCCCCTGGCGCCGCCGCTGGTGGAACGGTTGGCTTTTTGGGAGTATTTCAGGGCTGTGAGTATGTGGATTCTACCACTGGAAAACCTGTTTGGAAAAACTACTGGCCCGGATCTGGGGCAGATTCCAACCACCCGGTAAAAGCGTTTGTGAATGATGATCCAATGCAGCTTTATGTTATTGCAACGGATGCCACTTGGACGAACAAGGCTACGGCGCGAGCCGCAGTTTTCGCTAACGCTAACTTCTCAACCACTATCACAGGAACAGACGCTACTGGTGTTTCGTTAGGTCGCCTTGCGATCAGCACGATTGCCACCACAGCTGCTCTGCAAATGCGGATTGTGGGTTGGCTTGATGATCCAGAGAATGCTGATTTCTCAGCGGCTGGTATCGGGGCAATTGTTCGGTTGAACAACCACTTCAGTAGCAATAACGGTGCTATTGCGGCTGGTACACCTTCAACCACTGGCGTATAGGAGGGCTTGAGAGATGGCTATTAGTAGAGCTCAATTAGCTAAAGAGCTAGAGCCTGGCCTCAATGCCTTGTTTGGACTTGAGTACGCCAGGTACGAAAACGAATCTGCTGAGATCTATGATACTGAATCCTCAGAACGCGCATTTGAGGAGGAGGTCATGCTTTCCGGTTTTGGGTCAGCACCCGTCAAATCGGAAGGATCGGCAATTTCATTTGATGATGCGCAAGAAGCATATACTGCAAGGTATACGCATGAGACTATCGCGCTTGCTTTCTCCATTACGGAAGAAGCAATCGAGGATAATCTCTATGACCGTCTCGCTTCTCGTTACACAAAAGCTTTGGCGCGTAGCATGGCCAACACCAAACAGGTGAAGGGTGCAGCTACCTTGAATAATGCTTTTGATAGCTCGTTTACGGGCGGTGACGGTAAGGAGCTTTGTGCTACGGATCATCCTCTTGTGAATAACAATGATCTTCGCAATGAGCCTAGCACGGCTGCTGACTTGAACGAAACGAGCCTTGAGAATGCTCTCATTGACATCGCAGCTTTTGTCGATGAGCGCGGCCTTAAAGTCTCGGTACGTGGCCAAAAGATGATTGTTCCCGCAGCTAATCAGTTTGTAGCGGATCGTCTTCTTGAATCCACACTTCGTCCAGGTACGGCGGATAATGACATTAATGCCACGCGGAACATGGGAATGCTTCCGCAGGGTTATGTCGTTAACCACTATCTAACAGACACGGATGCTTGGTTCATCATGACTGATGCGCCTCGTGGTTTCATCCACTTCGAGCGGATGCCGATGTCTACGAAGATGGAAGGTGATTTTGATACCGGTAACGTAAGGTTCAAGGCCCGCGAGCGTTATAGCTTCGGTTACTCTGATCCGCGTTGCGTGTTTGGATCTCCTGGCGCATAAAAGATCAAGGGGGAGGGGCAACCCTCCCCCTTTCTATCATCTAGGATTTTATAGCCCTAGCGACTGGCCTAGCAGACGCTTACAAGACACTAGGGCAAAGACCTTTGTAAGGAGGTAACCAGATGGCTAATACAACTTTCAGCGGAGCCGTTCGTTCAGAGAATGGTTTCAAAGTTATAAACGTAGCCTCGACAACTGGGGTTGTTACCGAAACTTCTTCCCAAGCGTCTACAGGTATTTTCACCAACAAGTATATCAAGCACGTTGGTATTGTAACTGGTGTTACAGTAAACACCACGGCTGGCGATAGCCCTGCTATTGGTGAGTTCAGCCAACCTGCCAATACTATTATGACCAATATCAAGATATTTTGTGCCACGGCTCCCGTGATTGGAAGCGGCAATATTGGTTATGAAGTTGGTACTTCCAGTTCTGGGGCTCAGATCGTAGCGGCTGTTGCAGATCAGATTCTTGACGGTGGAACTACTGTTGTACTTGGTAATGTTACGCTACCGACTTTAGTTACGCAGACAGAAAGCACAACTACCGCTCCAGCTTCTGTTCAATACGCATCGGCTGCGCGAACCATTTACTGCAATATCACTAATACAGCAGACGCTACCACAGCAGGTTCGTTTACCTTTATTATTGAATATGTGCAAGTTGCATAGAGGGAACGATCAACCGTAGAGGATGATGGTCTTGTCAGAAGAGATTAAGGAGTAGGCTATGGCCGATACTTTTACCGAGAAGATCATTGAGGATGGCCCTCGAAGACTAGTCAAATCTTTTGCTTACACATATGTTGATACTGGCCAGAGCGCTGTTTTGGCAGTGGATGTCTCTGGCCTATCATCTCTTCAAGATGGCACCGCTTGCGGCAATCTTCGTATCAACAAGATATGGTTCAGCACCATCGGCTTGTCCGTGAAGATTCTATGGGATGCCAGCACTGATACGTTGGCAGTTGAGCTTCCTTCTGGTTATCAAGGAGATTTCGACTTTTCTTCTTTTGGAGGTCTTCTTAATAGTGCCTCTAGTCCCACGGGAGATTTGAGATTCACTACAGTTGGACATGGGGCTGCCGATACATACACGATAGTACTGGATTGTGTTAAAGAGTTCTAAAAACAATGAGCGATATTGAACATAAGAATGAACTCGAACTTGTTGAGATAAGAGGGGAGTTACGATTATTATCGGAAAAGATTGATGTCCTCAAGAATAACGATATTCGTCATATCCAAAAATCGATAGACACGTTCAGTAAAATTCTATGGGCGGTCGGATTCCTTATTCTTGCTCAATTGGCCGTGGGAATTAGGTTAGCTGTTTTTGGTTAAGGAGTAAGATATGGCGACTTCTGGATCGGTTGATTTCAATCTGGACATGGCTGAGATAACAGAGGAAGCCTTTGAGCGCTGCGGCCTCGAACTTCGTACTGGTTATGATTCAAAAACGGCACGTCGTTCTTTAAGTCTGCTTTTTGCGGATTGGTCTAATAGAGGTCTGAATCTTTGGACTATTGAGCAGATCACTCAAACTGTTGCTCAACTATCAACTTCATCTGCCGTTGCCACTTATCCCATCGGTGCCATTACCATGACTGTAGGCGCCTCTGGATCATTTTCCGTTGGTGAGACAATAACTGGAGGAACCAGCGAAGCTACTGCTGATATTATAACAAAACCATCTTCAACTACTCTGACCTTAACTATTCCCAGTGGAACATTTTCCGCCTCAGAGACAATAACTGGATCCTCCAGTTCTGCCACGACAACTGTTTCGGCTGCTCTTAGTTTGTCTGATGTTCAATCCACTGTGGATGTTCTTGAGGTTGTTCTTCGCAGAAGTAGCGAAGATATTGGTATGACTAGAATTAGCCGGCAAGAGTATTTGAGCATACCAACAAAGACCACTCAGGGCCGGCCTACTCAATTTTATATAAATCGTCAAATCACTCCCACGTTGACGATCTGGCCTGTTCCTGAGAATTCAACGGATGCTTTGATCTATTACAGAGTGAGACGTATCGAGGATGCTGATGCCGCCACTAATAATCCAGACATACCTTTTAGGTTTCTTCCATGTCTTGTCGCTGGTTTGGCGTATCATATCTCGCTTAAAAAGGCTCCTCAGAGGACTCAGATCTTAAAGATGTTTTACGAAGAGGAATTTGAAAGGGCCGCATCACAGGACATTGAGCATGGTATTTCTCTTCGCCTTGTTCCAACATATCAGTCATTGAGAGTCTAAGATGTCTAGATATGCTGGCGGGAAATATGCTCTTGGAATATCCGACAGATCAGGACGCGCCTATCATTTGACTGGTATGCTTAAAGAATGGACTGGTATGCTGGTAGGCGCTGATGAATTTGAGGTTAAACAGCCCCAGCTTACTCCCCGGCGTCATATTATCGATCCTCAAGCTTTAAGAATAAGCCGTCCTGATAGAATTGAGCCGGCCACAACGGTTCTTCTTCCTTTTAATCCTTTCAAATCCGGGAGCAGCGGATCAGCCGTCATCACTGTTACGGAACCAGGACATGGAAGAAGCACAGGAGATACAGTGCGCTTTAGAAAAGTAGAATCTTTTGATGGATTTACCGAAAGCGCTATAGAGGATTCCAGCGGATTTTCTATCACAAAGATTAATTCCAATAATTATACCTTTACTTCTGGGAGTGGGACGGCAACTACGGGAAACATTAAGGGCGGCGGTGGATTTGCCTCGGCTGGTCCTGTAACGGTGAGCGCATAATATGGCTTATACTTTCACAACATTAAAAACCGCCATTCAGGATTATACACAGAATACGGAGACGACATTCACGAATCAGTTATCTAGATTTATTGTGAACTCTGAAGAACGAATTCTAAAGGAATGTCAGCTTGATGTTTTCCGTAGAAATGTGTCTGGAAGCTTAACTACTTCAAATAAGTTTTTAGTAAAACCAGAGGCTTTTTTATCCCCTTTTTCTTTGAGTGTGGTTATAAGTTCAGAAAATAAGTTTCTTCTGTATAAGCATATAACTTTTTTGCAGGATTATACGCCTAACCCCGCCACTACAGGAGAGCCTTTGTATTATGGGGATTGGAATGATGAAACTTTAATGGTCGCTCCGACACCCGATGATAATTATGCCGTTGAATTACATTATTTTTATAGACCAACTTCAATCACATCAACTAGCGATGGAACCAGTTGGCTTGGGACAAATGCCGAGTTAGCTCTTCTGTATGGCGCCTTGGTGGAAGCTTATACTTTCATGAAGGGAGAGACTGATTTACTAGGGTTATATAACGCCCGATTCCAAGAATCCTTACAATGGTTGAAGAATCTTGGGGAAGGTAAGCAAACCAGAGATGAATACCGTTATGATCGTCTTCGGAGAGATGTCGCATGATTGATCTTAAAGGAGCATCGGTAGCTTTAGTTGGATTAGGAGATTCTCAGGGAGAATACACCTCCTCCGTGGCTAATGGAGCAGAATACGATGAGGTGTGGGCGA